CTTTATTGCTACACGAACAGGTATTTCGTTTAGTGAGGTAGGAGGTTAACCATGGCACAGATAGATGACTTTAAATCGAATTTATTGGGTGGTGGTGCAAGAACTAACCAGTTTCGTGTAACAATTACGCCACCATCTGGTATTGATATTGGATTAGATGTTAGAAGAACTTCATTTCTATGTAAAGCTTCTAAAACACCAGAAGTTGCTTTAGGTGAAATAGAACTTGCATATAGAGGTAGAAAAATCTATATGACTGGTGATAGAGAAGCTGCTGGTGAATGGTCAACAACATTTTATATGGATACAGACTACATGATTAGAACTGCTCTAGAGAGATGGTCTAATGGTATGAATGACTTCGCTGATAACACAGGTGTTACTGCGATGGCAGATTATGCTACAGACTTAACAGTAGACCATTTAGATAGAGATGATACAATCATTAAAACATATATCTTTAAAAATGCATGGCCTAAATCTATGAGTGAAGTAACTCTAGATTCTTCGGAAGAATCAACAATTGCTGAGTTTGAATGCACATGGAGATATCAACACTTCGAAGCTTCAGGTGTTAACTTCTAAAATAGTCTTTTTTTTCTTTATAAATAAAGGACAATAAAGGAGATTTTATTATGGCAGAACTATTTGGTTTTAAGTTTGAGCGAATCAAAGATACCAAAGGTCAAGAAAAATTTACAGCACCACCAGTAGATGACGGCACAGTCGAGATAGCTGGTGGTGGATTTTTTGGTCAAGTATTAGATACTGATAGTCGAGAAAAAGCAGAGGTCGATTTAATTCGTAGATATCGTGAAATATCACAACAACCAGAGTGTGATTCAGCGATTGATGATATCGTAAATGAAGCTATCGTTTCTAATGAAAAAGACCAAGCAGTATCTATTGAACTTGATAGATTAAATTACACAAAACCAATCAAAGAAAAAATTCGTAAAGAGTTTGATAACATTTTATCACTTTTAGATTTTGATGTTAAAGGACATGATATTTTTAGAAGATGGTATATTGATGGTAGAATTTTTTATCACAAAGTTATAGACAAAGATAATCCTAAAAAAGGCATTGTTGAAGTAAGATATATTGACCCCAGAAAAATTAGAAAAGTAAGAGAAACGAAAAAAACTCAAAAAGGTTCTTTTGAAATGATACAAAAAGTGGATGACTACTTTTTATATAATGAAAAAGGATTAAACTCTGGCGCATTAGCAGAGGGAATAAAAATCGCTGGTGATTCTATCACATATGTTCCATCTGGTTTAATTGATATGAACAGAGGTCATGTGTTAGGACACTTACACAAAGCAATCAAACCTGTTAATCAATTAAGAATGATTGAAGATTCACTTGTTATTTACAGAATATCAAGGGCACCTGAAAGAAGAATATTTTATATTGATGTAGGTAATCTTCCAAAAATAAAAGCAGAGCAATATCTAAAAGATGTTATGAATCGTTATCGTAACAAATTAGTGTATGACGCTTCAACTGGTGAGATTCGTGATGATAGAAATCACATGTCAATGTTAGAAGATTTTTGGTTGCCTCGTAGAGAGGGTGGTCGTGGAACAGAGATTACCACACTACAAGGTGGACAAAACTTAGGAGAGATTGAAGACATACAATATTTTCAAAAGAAATTATATCGTTCATTGAATGTTCCTATCTCTAGAATGGAGGCAGAAAACAATTTTAGTTTAGGTCGTTCAACAGAGATTACAAGAGATGAATTAAAATTTACTAAGTTTGTACAAAGACTAAGAAAAAAATTCACACCAGTCTTTACAGATATGTTAAAAGCACAATTGATATTAAAAGGTATCGTGACTTTAGAAGACTGGAATAAAATGAAAGAACATATTCAGTATGACTTTTTGCAAGATGGTCATTTTGCTGAATTGAAAAAAGCAGAACTATTACAAGATAGACTAAATGCATTACAAACTATTGAAACATATATAGGAACATTTTATAGTAAAGAGTATGTACAAAAAAATGTGTTAAATATGTCTGACAGTGAAATAGATGAAATGCAAAAACAAATGAACAAAGAAGCTGGAATGGATGTTGAGGATGGTGGTGTTGATATGCCAGATGGTGGTGATGGTATCACAAGATATCCACAAGACGGCTCAGGTAACTTTATATCAGCAGATGACTTAGAAGGCTCTGATGGTGTAAACAATAAAGGAGATGAAGATGGCGGAAACTAAAGATATAATAGACGCTTTGTCCGATGGTGATAATCTAGGTGCTGAAGAAGCTTTTAAAAGCTCAATAACTGGAAAAGTTGCTGACGCCTTAGAAGTAAAAAGAAAAGAAGTTGCAAATACATTTGTAAAATCTTCTGAAACACAGGCGGATACTGGAGATGGCGAAGAAGTTTAACTCTTTTTATACACCCTTTTTAGAAAAGGATGAGCATAAAAAGTCTAGGGAATATAAAAAACTCAGTCCTAAAATGAGGTCTGCTGTTGATGGTATATTTAAAGTTATGGATGATAAACCATCAAATTTCCTAAATACTTTTGAAAAAACTGTAAAACAGACAGCAAAAAAATTTAGGGTCAAAGAAAAAGACTTAATGAACTACTTCGAAAGAGAAGTGTTGTCAATTTAAAAGGTAAAAATATATGTCATTTACAACAAGAACATTAAGAGATACAGTAGTCAATGCCGCTGGTGCTGGTGGAACAGTTACAGTATTAGTAAATATTCAAGATGATACAACAGCAAACAATGCTATTTTAGACGCTAGTGGACTTGATGGTCATGCGAATGGCGCTAAATTAGATATTAAAAAAATATGGTGGCAATTAGTTCAAGGAACTGCTGATGATAATACTGGTCATGTGGACATTCAATTTAAAGGTGCTTCATCTGACACAGTTGCAATTAGACTTGCTGGTACAGGACATTATGATGGCACTGCTGGATTAATTAAATCAAGTGCAACAAACACATCAGCAACATCTGGTGATTTAGAGATGAGTTGCTTTGGAACATCTGGTTCAGTTATTATTGAATTAGTAAAAGATGAGAACTTCACGAGTTAAGAGATATGAGTTATAAAGTAAAATTAATGTCAGAATCTACTTTACAAGATGTAGAGTATATTACTGAACAAAACGAAGACGGCAACAAGAACTATAAAATTAAAGGTATCTTTATGCAGGCGGACATTAAAAATAAAAATGGTCGTGTGTATCCTATGGAAATACTTCAAAAAGAAGTAAACAGATACAATAAAGAATTCATCAATGAAAAAAGGGCTTATGGTGAATTAGGACATCCAGAGGGCCCAACAGTGAATTTAGAAAGAGCTTCTCACATGATAACAGCACTTTATCCAGATGGTAAAAATTTTATCGGTGAAGCAAAAATACTATCCACACCTATGGGTGAAATCGTAAAGACACTTATGGATGAGGGCGCTAAACTTGGTGTATCTTCAAGAGGTATGGGGAGTTTAGAAGAAAAGGATGGTAAAAGTTATGTGAGAAATGATTTCTATCTTGCTACAGCCGCTGATATTGTTTCCGACCCATCTGCTCCAAGTGCTTTTGTAGAAGGCATTATGGAAGGCAAAGAGTGGGTATGGAATCATGGGGCACTTGTAGAATCTGAATTGGTTGAAGCAAAAGAAAGAATCAACACTAGAATTCGGAAAAAACAAGCATTAGAACAGAATATAGAGTTTGCTAAATTCTTGAAAATGTTATAATGTATAAATAATGACTAATATATGATAATATATTTAATTAATTAATTAAACAATAGATTCAACTAGGAGATTATCCGATGACAAACGAAATCGAAAAAACTATTGAAGAATTAGAAGCTGAAGTTCTAACAGAACTTGAAGAGCAATCGGCAGACGCTCCTAAGAAAGGCGCAGCTCCTGCTGAACCTCAATTGAAAGCTTCTGACGCTTCAAAGGTTACACCTGGCGGTGAGGTTCAAGATATGGGACCTGCTGTCACATCACCTACTGACGCTAGTGGTCCTGGCACTCAAGCTGGTAAAAAAGCTAAAGAGGCTTCAGGCGACGCTGCTCAAAAAGGTGAGGGTAAACCTGATAAAATCGACACACCTAATGACGGCGAAAAGAAAGTTGCTAAATCATTAGCTGCTGGAGATGAAGTAGAAATGAAAGATGACCAAGAAACTATTTCTGAAAAAGAACATGGCGACATGAAAGAAAAAGAGCACATGGATGAAAAAGACATGATTACTGCTATGAAAGACATGACCAAAGACATGAAAGAAATAGAAACTAAAGCTATTTCTAAAATGGAAAAGGCTATGGATGAAAAGGAACACATGTCTGAAAAAGATAAGATGATGATAAAAGCTACATATGAAAAAATGGAGAAAATGAAAAAAGAAGCTGAAACCATGATGAACATGGGTATGCATGAAAAAGACATGGAAAAGGAAGCATTAAAGAAAGAAGCTGTAGAACAAAGAATTAAAGAAATCAATGTACAAGAACATGTTGAAGCTCTAATGAGTGGAGAAGGCGACTTGTCAGATGATTTCAAAAAGAAAGCTGCTACAGTTTTTGAATCTGCTGTCAAATCTAAAGTTCGTGATGAAGTCACAAGACTTCAAGAAAACTATGACCAAGAAATAGTAGAAAATACAAAATCTATTAAATCTGATTTAACAGAAAAAGTAGATACATATCTAAACTATGTCGTAGAAGAATGGATGAAAGAAAATGAACTTGCAATTGAGAGAGGTCTAAAAGGAGAAATCGCTGAAGACTTTATTGCTGGTTTAAAACAATTGTTCGAAGACCATTATGTTGACATCCCAGATGAAAAATATGATGTACTTCAAGCACAATCAGACAAAATTGCTGAGTTAGAGGAAAAAGTTAATAAGACTTTGGAAGAATCAATCAATCGTAAAAAAGAAAATGATAAACTAACTCGTAATAAAGTTATTTCAGAATCAACTTCTGATTTAACAGACACACAAATTGAAAAGTTCAAGGAACTTACTGAGGATGTTGACTTCGAAAACGAAGAAACATTTAAAGGAAAGGTTGAAACTTTAAAAGAAAGTTATTTCCCTAAAGAAAAAACGGAAACAACTGAAAATATAGATAATGTAGAAACTGGCCCTGCACAGGACATTGACATGACTGATTCGATGGCTGCTTATTCACATGCAATCGGAAAAGGTGTTAAGGGTGCAACAAAGTAAAAAATATAAATAGTAGAAATATAGGAGAAAATAAAAATGTTTCAAACAGAAAATCTACAAGAAAAGTGGTCGCCAGTCCTTGCACATCCTGATTTGCCAAAAATTGAGGATTCATACAAAAGGGCAGTAACTACTGTAATTCTTGAAAACCAAGAAAAAGCTATAAAAGAAGATAGAAGTTTCTTAAAGGAAGCAGCTCCAACTAACGCTACAGGCGCTGATGTTGAGAACTGGGACCCAATTCTAATTTCTTTAGTTAGACGCTCTATGCCTAACTTAATCGCTTATGATATCTGTGGTGTACAACCAATGACAGGCCCAACAGGTTTAATCTTCGCTATGAGAGCAAGATTCGCTTCTATGGATGGTGCTGAAGCACTTGGAGATGAAGCTGATTCAGGTTTCTCTAACGATGACGCTGCTGGAGACCTAACATCATCAGCGATGACAGGTTCAAACCCTGCTACACTTAACGATTCGCCATCTGCTGGTACATACTTGTCACCAACTGGTATGTCTACTGCTCAGGGTGAAGCTTTAGGTGACGCTTCTGGTAATGCTTTCGCTGAAATGGCGTTTAGTATTGAAAAAACAACAGTGACCGCTGTTACTCGTGCTCTAAAAGCTGAGTACACAATGGAACTTGCTCAAGACCTTAAAGCAATTCATGGTTTAGACGCTGAGACAGAACTCGCTAACATTTTATCTGGTGAGATTCTTGCTGAGATAAATCGTGAAGTAGTTAGAAGTATTTACATCTCTGCTGTTAAAGGTGCTCAAGTAAACACAACAACTGCTGGAATCTTTGACTTAGACACAGATTCAAATGGTCGTTGGTCTGTTGAGAAATTTAAAGGTTTAATGTTCGCTCTGGAAAGAGACGCTAACGCTGTCGGACAACAAACTCGTAGAGGAAAAGGTAATATAATCATCTGTTCTGCTGATGTTGCTTCTGCACTTCAAATGGCTGGAGTTTTAGATTATACACCTGCTCTAAATAATAATCTTAATGTTGATGACACTTCTACAACATTCGCTGGTGTTATGAACGGCAGATTTAAAGTATATGTTGACCCATATGCTGCTAATGTCGCTGCTTCACAATACTATGTTGTAGGTTATAAAGGTACTTCACCTTATGACGCTGGTGTCTTCTACTGCCCATATGTACCACTACAAATGGTTCGTGCAGTAGGTGAGGATACTTTCCAACCTAAGATTGGCTTTAAAACAAGATATGGTATTGCTGCTAACCCATTCCATACTGGAGTGATTAGTGCTGGTACAGCAGAATCAACAAGTATTACTGCTAATACTAACAAATACTATCGTAGAGTTAAAGTTACAAACTTAATGTAAGATTGTTACACACTACAAATGAATTGGGGCGCTTCGGCGCCCCTTTTTATATCTAAATAATCATATGCCGATAATTCTAATAACCACACTTTGTGCAAGTTATATTTTTTTTTGTATCGTTATGGCACTTAGCGCTGACTTCGGTTTAATCACTAAAAATGGTGAATACTTTCATGTCTTTATTGTATGTTGGGGTCTAATGATTATTGTTTATACTCATTTCGAAAATAAATGGACAAACCCTTGACAAAACATGCTTGATAGTGTAGTATCATCATCATAAGTTATATTTTATAAGGTTTTTATTAGTATATTAACAGATACTAATCTGGACAAAAACTGGACAAAAGTTTTATTGCTAAGGTTATAGGACTTATAAATATAATCAATATGTGTTGGATAGACATCCCTCATTTGTTGCCTAACAAATGTTCCTTATGTCATAAACAACACATTTTTTATTTAATCAAAATTTCGTAGGAGGAAAAACGAAATGGGAAATTTATTACTTAACTTACGCTACATGTTAGCTCCTATTCTTATTATAGTTGCTGGCGCTGGTGTTTTAGTTGGTGGTATCATGGCTTGGTTAGGAGTTGCACTTCTATTCGTAGGTCTATTAATTGATATCGCAACTAAATTTGAAACAACAGGTGTAGGTACTGATGAGAATGGCGACACAAGAGGGTGGTCAACTTTTCAAAACCTAACAATGTATTTCATGCTACCAGTATTCGTATTGTTTCAATTAGTAATGGCATGGAGAATTTATTCTTATATGTCACTAGGTGGAGCAGAGGGTGCTGTAATCATGGAACTCATCCCTGGCGTAATAACAATGTATGAAGGCATAACAGGTCTTAACCTAATTGGTGCTACATTATCATCTGGTATCTTTATTGGTATCGGTATCATCTATGGTCACGAACTAAGTCACACAAAAGGATTTGGATTCGTAATCTCTAGATTGATGATGGGTCTTTCAGGTTCAGCACATTTCTGCTATGCACATGTATACAACCATCATCTAGAACTTGCAAGTGAAGATGACCCAGCTACTGCACCTCGTGGTAGAACAATCTATGGTCATTATCCACTTTCATATCTAGGTCAATCTAAGTTTTTATACAACATGGAAAAAGAAAGACTTTCAAGAATGGGAGTAAACTTTATTTCATGGCAAAACCGCTGGATTCGTGGATACTTAATGGCTGTTCCAACAGTTACATTATTCTTCATGGCAGGTGGTTGGGTAGGTATGGCTTGTCTAGCAACAATTTGGGGTATCTCAAACTTTGAACTAGAAGCACTTAACTACCTAGAACACTATGGTTTAATTCGTGTAAAAGACCAACCAATTGATTACAGACACAATTGGGATAACTCAACTGCTTTCACAGCATGGTTCTTTATTGAAATCGGCAGACAAGCAGACCATCACGACAGAGGTGAAACTCACTTCTGGGAACTCGAAAATGTCGGATGTCCAAACACAGGCTGGGGCTACTTTGTAGTATTCTTTATTGCATTAGTACCACCAATTTGGCACTGGTATATGAGAAAAAGATTAGCTGCATGGGATGAACACTTTGCAACTGATGAAGAAAGAGCAATCGCAACAAGAATCAACAAAGAAGTTGGTTATGAAGGCACACCTTTTGCAGGCGATGTTCTACAAGACGCTGGAAATGTAGACTTAGGTCTTCGTTCAGCTAAAAAGTAATTTAATCTAAATACTTTTAGAATTGGGGCGTGAAGTACGCCCCTTTTCTTTTTTAGTCTTATAAATATAAGTATGGCAACTGAACCGACATCACTAAGTAGACAACCCACTAAGTTAGACTATGCAAGTCCTACACAGTTTCGTTTTCTCATAAATCAATTACCAAAAGTAGAATATTTTACTACTGAGGCAAACATACCTGGCATTACTTTGGGTGAGGGAACTTACGCTACACCATTAAAAGATATACCAATATTAGGCGATAAGTTAACATATGAAGATTTAACAATAACATTTATAGTAGATGAAAACTTAGAAAATTATATTGAAATGCATACTTGGTTAACAGGTATTGGGTTTCCAAAAGACAGAAGTCAATTTAGAGATTTTAGAAGCACTACATCAAACATGTCTACAAGCACAAAAGGAACAAGTAAAGATATAGGTGATGTAAAAGCAACAACACCAGAAATGGCGATGACTAGTGACGCTGTAATGACTGTATTAACTAATAAAAATAATCCAGTTGTTGAGTGTCGTTTTAGAGATGTTTTTCCTACAAGTTTAAGTGGATTAACTTACTCACAAAATAATACTGATG